AGACGCCCGATCAGTTGATCTTGCGGTATCCGTTGACTGAAAGCTTGGCGTAGTCGCCGGCCGATTCCGCAACGCTGCAATCAACGATGGAATAGTCGCCGTTGTACTCACTACTGGCGATGGCAATGGTCATGGTCTCCCCGATGAGATTTGCTGGCGTGGTGTCACCGGCTAACTGTAGAGTCCCCGAGACCTCGACGCGACCGGGTATGATTGTGGATCCAACTGGCTCGCCATTCGAGTCATTGAGATCGACTCGCGAGGCGGTGAAGTTGAATGAGAAGGATTCCAGAACATAAGTATTGCCGTCGACCGTCACCGGTGAGGCTTCTATGCCGAAATACTGCGTGCCGTCTGATGTGATTGCCATGTGATTTTCCTCCTAGTGTTTTTATGCTGCCGCGCGTTGGCGGTTCACTAAAGAACGGCGCGTCAACTAAGCGGGGAAGACGTCCGACCGGATGGCGAAGAGGATTTCCCACGAAACCGAGGTGACTTGCAGGTCGCCGTCCGTTGCTCGATCGGTTCCCGTCTGCCGGATCTGCTTGATTCCGTAGTAGGGCAAGGTGGTGGCGTCCCAATTGTCGGCGGATCGGAGGAGGGACGCGCGGGCCTGCCCGACGTAACCGAAATGAGCGGCCCTCGTCTGCCCCGCGGCGGAGTCCGTGAGGATCCTCGCCTCGAATGCGCCGGAGTATTTCCGGAACTCGCCCAGGGCGAGTGACGGGACGGAGGTGATGGGAGCGTCAGCCGGGTAAGTCGCCTCGGTGGCGATGAATTGGATCTCGATGCGCGGGGTGACGAAGTTGTCGGCGGAGGCGGAAGCGTAGACGGAGATCCCGACGTCGGCCTCGAGGAAGGTCTCGGCGGCATCCTCGAAGTGAAGCTCGAAGCTATAAAGATCCGCGAGACTGCTTGCCGCCATTCCTTAGTCCCCGGACGCGTAACGGGAGACGACTCGGAGGCGGTATCCCGGCCCGAAGTCCTCCTTGGTCACGTCGTAAACCTTGTGATGCGTCCCGTCGAGATCCTTGAGGATGGCCCCCTTGGTCGGGAGGGTCACGTTGGCGTTGCCGTTAATTAGAATCTCGGCGTCGAGGATGACGTCCCGCCCCGCAAGTTCGACCTCGTAACCGTCCTCGATGGAGGACAGGCATCCGTTGTAGGTGAGGCCCGCGATGGCGGCGGGCGAAACCCCAACGAGGGGCTTGCCCGTTTCGCCGATGGCGAAGTCGAGATCGGCGGCGAGGATTTCGAGGTTTAGCATTGCTACGTCCTAAAGAGAAGGAGGGCGCGGCTTTCCCGTTCACCCTCCTTCGGAAACGCAATCGACGGATTAACCCCTTATTCCGAGGACTTCTTCGCCTTCGCCTTTGAAACGGCGGCGGGTTGGCCCTTCTTGCGTTTGGTTCCCCCACCCGTGTCGAGATACACGACACGTGCAAAGCCCTTGAAATCTCCATGCTTGAACTCGTCCCGAATCTCGTTGGCGGGGCCTGCCGCGATCGGCTGCCACTTGTTGCCCTTCAGGCCGATGAGTGATCCTACGCAGGCCATCGGATTAGGCCGAGATCATGCGGCGCAGGTTGTTGGACACGCCAACCTGCTTCCCGAAGACTGCCTCGAGGACGGCGGTCTGCGTCCCGGTGGACGGTTCGTAATATTCCCTATAGCCGAGAACCATGCCCGAGTCTTCGTCGTACAGACGATTGGCGGCAATGTATTCTTGGGTGTTGGTCGGCTCGAGGTAGCGCATCGCCACCGCCATCGCTGACGGGTGGGCGATGAACCCGATGAGGTTCTCCGCGTTGCCGGGAATGGATCCGGTCTCGAATATGTAACCGATGCCGAAGAGGGACGGGATGCGTCCGTCTCGGATGATGTCGGCGGATCCGTAATCGAAATAGCCGCTGATGTTGTTGTCCTTGAGCAGGGCGGTGAAATAATCATTGCCGACGACCAGAGCGCATTGATCGGGCGGGCAATTGTAGGCGGTCATGTCACCCCGAAGGTCGGCAACGTCATCACCGTCGAATGTACTCGCGGCTCCCGTGAACCCGGCGGCGAGACCGTAGTTAGCGACCGTGACCTCGGCGAGAATGTTCTGGAAGACCGCATCGGCCAGATCGGATCCTTTCTGGTAGCCGAAACGCTCGAGTTCGACCGCCGAGGATTCGGATGCCTGAGTGTCGGTGATGTGCCACGTGACGAACAAGTGCTGGTCGAGACTGATGGCGGTCGTTCCGTACGTGACGTCTTGCGCGGTGTAAGTTCCCGAGAAGGATGCCGCCGAGGAAGTATTGGAGAGGGTCGTCACGTTGATCGTGTCGCCCTTCTTCGTGGCCTCGTCGTTGAAACTGGTCGAGAACGCTTGCAGCGGGGCAAGCTTCTTGGCGAATGCCTCGAGGGCCGATTGTGAGATGATGTTATTCTGCAGTCCTGCCGGTATTGTGTTTGCCATGTTTTATCCCCTCCTAGCGTTGCGGAGAATGTCGGTGCGGTTTTTCAACCAAAAAGCGTGTTGATCTGCTCCCGTGAGAGTTTGGAATTGTTCGACGAGTGATGGTTTCGGGGCAAGTTCCCCGTCTCCTTCGCTGAGCGCTTCCTCACCCTTTACGAGCGCCGAAAGTTTTTCATTCGTGGACTGCGAGTCCGAGAGGGCCGAAGTCAGTTCCTCGATCATTGCGGCTTGATCTTCCACCTTGGCGGTGAGTTCCTCGAGCTTCGCGGTGAGTTCGGCAACGGGATCACCTTCCTCCGCCACCTCCTCGACCTCTGCCGGTTGTTCGTCTAGGGCGACCTCTTCGAGAACTTCTTCCTCGAGTGTGATCTCCTCCTGAGTGTCTTGTTTTTCTTCCGACATAGTCGGTTCCTCCTTGGTTTTGGCGGTTGATGAAAAGAGTCCGCCTTCATTAGCGGCGGGAGCGTCAACAAAGTCGGCGCTGCGGATGGATTTGAACCTGACGGCGGGGAAGTCCCTCACGGCGTTCTCGGGTCTGCCGGACTCGAGCGGGACTTCGTCGCCCTCGGTCGTGACCCATACGAGATCCGCCTCGAAGACTAGGGAAAGGCCGAAGGCGTCCGGCATGGCCTCGGCCAAGTCGAAGAGTCGGCGGTAGCGTTCGGGTTCGTCCTCGCGAAAGGACGACAAGGCGGTGAAGGTCTCGGCCTTGAGCTTGCCGCCCTCGACGTAGAAAGACGAGAAGACTCCGACCTCCTTGAGGATGCGGTCGGACTCGACCGCACCTTCGTGGGTGACGTATGCCGGAAGGTTCTCGCCGAGGACGTCGATGGCGGTGGCGAGGCTTTCCTCGTCGATCCACATGCCGTGACCCTTCGCCTCCCCGATCTGGATGAGCGAGACGTCGGACATGACGCCCTTCGAGGAGTTGACGATGTAGCGGCCCCTCTTCTTCAGGGCGCGTCTTTGAAAGTTGATGCGGAGGGGCCGTCGATTCTCTTGTGCAGAATCGTTGTCGTAGAGATCGAGAAGGCGTCCAACCGCATCAAAAATGCCCATGTCGTCGAATTGGGCCGAGCGTGACCGAATGGCGATGAGGCCCTTGCGGTCGATGTTCTCGAAGTCGCTCGTCATGGGAAAGGAGTAGTGGGCCTTGGTCTCGGGATCCTCGTCGGAATTGCGACCGAGGAACCATTTCCCGTAGTCCTCGAATCCGTTGGCGTCGAGGTATCGGTTCTCGTCGCCAGCCGATGGGCCGCTCCACGATTCCGAAGAAACCGTCTTGCCGCCGCTGATGAGTTTCTCCGCGAAGGACTCGGCCCCCCGGTTGGCAACCTGCTCGAGTGTGATGGTCGTCACGCCTCGGCCTCCCATGCCTCGTTGACTTCGGGCGTCTCGGGATCGTCCCCCTTGAGTTGCCCGTTCGCCTTTCTTGCCCGCTTGCCTTTGCTCGCTTTCTTCTTGGGGGCCGGGGTGTCGCGATCCAGAGAACGAATCTCCTCGGTCGTCAATTGCTTGAGCAACGCTTCATCCTTCGACTCGAGATACTTTTCTACGATTTGCCTCATTTTTCGATGCCTCCGTTTATTAACCGGCCCCCCGTCAACTTCGGTCGAGATCCATCACGTCGACAATGTTTCCTTGGAGGGTGGTCGAGATCGGATTCATAAGATCCCGCCAATCAGCAATGTCGTATTCCTCCGCGAGGCGTTTGGCGGTCGTGATGTTCTTGGCCTTGCGCTCAAGAACGGTCTGCGCATCCGCCCCAAAAGTTGCCGTGACGTCGTCGAGGCTGATCGCCCCCATGTTCAGATACGCTTGGTCGGCCTTCACCTGCGCCGCCCGGTTCACCCATCGAAAGGATGGCGGTTGCCATCTGACGTCGAAGGGATCCTCGAAGTTTTCGTCGTAAGTGATCTCCCCGTCAGCGATCCAGTTCGCGACCTTCCACCGCCAGAGTCGCGAAAGGGTCGGCATGAGGTCGCGTTGCTCGCTCTCTACGGTCTGCTGGTAGAGGAGGATCATCCCCTGCGATGCCGAAAAGGAGGTCTTGCCGATAGTCATCATCAGGAACTCGACGGGGATCCCGAGAGCGGCTCCGATCTTGCGCAGGCGGTAGATGCAATAATCGATGGCGTCCACGTTGGGGCGACCGCCCGCCCCGATCACCGAGACGTCCTCGCCGGGTTCGAGGTATTGGAAGGATCCCGGCTCGAAAGTCTCGAGGCGGTTGTCCTCGTCGTCGTCCGCTCGGGATGCCAGTTCAAAGTCCATCGCCCCTTCGCGCTTTACGACTGCTGAAAGCGATGCCGCCACCTTCGCGGAGATCATCTCGATCTCGTCGAATTCCGAAATGTCTTGGAGATCATCCGCCACCGTGGCGAGTTCGGGGACGCCGCGAATCTGCGTGGGGCGGATCCGCTTCTTCAGGAAAATGAAATTGCTGGCCCGAATTCTCCGGACGTCGCGCAGGTTGCCGTCCTCGCGAGTCCCCACGAAATAGGCGACCGGGCGGTTCACCCGGTTCACCTCCACCCCGTTTATGATGCGGCGGGGACGATCCTCGTCCGAATCGGAGGTGCTGCGGCGGATGATCGAGTTCGTGTTCTCGTCCTCCGTTCCGATTCGGTCGCCCTCCACCAATTGGACGCGACCCGTGGAGGTGAGCAGCAGGCCACCGTCCCCGAAGATCAGAGGCATCGAAGCGAGTTGTTGCTGAAGTTCGCGCATCGTCATCGTGCGGGTGACCTCGGGATCCCTCGAGAAGACCTTCCATTTTTCTTCGAGGAGGATGTCGAGATCCTCGTTGCCGCTCTGGGCCTGCGGGATGAGACCCGGCCCAACCACGTCGGTTTCGCGCAGGCGGCAGATTGAGGCGACGACCGGGTTATTTCTGCGGAAGTCGAGCAGCGTGGCGATGACTCGTTGGCGGTCGTTCGAGTCTAAGGCGTAATGTTCCGCCCTGACGGCGGTGTCGGGGCGTCTGCCTCGGCGGCGGGTGTTCTTGGCGGCATCGTAACCGTGGGCGCGGTTGAAGAGGACGGCGGAGGCTTTCCTCATACGGTTCCAGAGAGTCGTCTTTGCGGGGGCGATCACATTGAGTCGTTATATCGGAAGTTTTTGAAATCCACCCTGTTGCTCCCGAGGGCGTTCACGTCGGGATCCGCGAGGCCGATCTTGCGGCTGACCCGATCCATCTCGGCACGCATCGATGCGCGTTGCTGCTTTATCATCTGCCGATCCTGCACCGAATACTGGCTGAGATCGGTCTTCAGCGAGGCGGCGTATGTCGCCGTCACGGAGGCGAGCATCTCGCGAAGATCCTCGAGCGGAACGATTGAACGGGTCGCCATACCAAGGCGAGCGCCGTCAACTTGCTAGGGTTCGACCTTCAGGCCCTTGTATTTCGCGAGGGTCTTCTTGACGGTTGAAAAGGCCCCTTTTGCGCAATTGACGATGAAATAATCCCTACGCCCATCGAGGGCATCATTGAAGGCGGCAAATCCCCCCGGCCCCTTTTTCGACTTGGGGGCCATTGCGGTACTTCCGGCATTCTTGATGGTGATGACGTAATCGACGTCGCCCTGCTCCGTCCCCGCCAATTTCCTCTTGAGCGAGGCGGGCATGAGGCCGAGCGATTTCTTTACGTAACCGGGAAACGTGACGCCCTTGAGCTTGAGAAGGTTGGCAATGTAGATCCACGTGGCCTTGCTCTGCCCCCTGTTGGACTTGGCGTATTTCTTCATCGCCTTGAGCTTGGCGTCTAGTTTTCGCCAAAGGGGGTTGATCTTGTTCGGATCCCAATAACTTTCTTTTTTGGTCGTGACGAGTGTCCCCCGCTTGAGGATGGATCGAACGCGCGTCCTCTTCCCGTCGATGCGGACGAAAGGGATGATGGTCTTGGGGGCCAGTTGTCCGTTGCCCTTGTAATCGTATCGGGCGTTGATGCGGGCAACCGATGCAGCTCCGGTGTCCTTGACCGACTTCTTCAGGATCATCGCGGCCTCGTTCTTGATGACGTCGGAGATCGAACGCCCCGTGATCCTCGCCAATTCCTTCGCCGCGAGGTTGAAGGTAATGGCCTCGATTTCTAAGTCTACCATCAGCCGTTACGGTAACGCTGCCATAAAAGGGAAGCCGGCAGGAATAGGGGAAAGATCACGCCGACGATGATGCCGATGACCGTCCCGAAGAAGAGGGCAGAGCAAATGAAGATGGCCTCGCCGAATGCCCGGAATACGTTACCAAAGAGACCCCGCCCCTTTTTTGGGGGAGCGTCGAACGGGTCTCCGCTTCCTCGGTTTGTCTCCTCCGCCGGGTTCTCCTCCGCCTTTTCCTTTTTCTTTTCCTTTTTCTCCTCGCTCATTTTCCTTTGCCTTTCGCTTTCTTACGGTTCCGAGACCCAAGACCTGAGACAAGGCCATGAGGTAGACCTCGCAGTCGAAATAATGGTCTTGCCCGTGCCGCTTCGTGCGCCACTCCTGCTTGACGAGACCGTTCCGCAGGGTCTTCTCGATGATGTATTTCGCATTGAGTTGCTTTACGTAGTCGCGGTCGGGATCGCGGTAGAGGTGGAACCCCTCGACGATGCCCGCCCGCCTTTTTAATATCTCCCCACCAAAGACGCCGACGTCAACGTGGAGCAGGCGGATCTTGAACTTCGCCGCCTTGTTCGTGCCGGTGAAAGGGTCGATGGCCTTTATGGAGACCGGGGGACCGGAAAGGGTTTGCCACCCCTTGCTCGCCCAGAACTTGCTCCTCCGGCGAAATATCTGCTCGTAACATTCCTGAGTCCGCTCCCCGAAACCCGTGTCCACCACGGCCCCCGCGCAATCATAATCATCATAAGCCCGGTCGAGGTCGTTCCACGTCGGGGCGTTGCCGTGGTCGAGCAACCACGATTCACCCGAGCCGAAGGCCCGGACGATCCAGACGAAATGACTCCTCTGGACGTCGATCCCCATCAGACGGTAGTCGCCCTTCATCTCGCCGCGTTCGTAGTCACCGGCCAAGGCGTGGGTCGCCTCCTCCGTCACGTCGAGGATCTCCTCGCGCCAAGGTTCGGCAAGCCACCCCGTTATGAATTGCTTCAGACCGTTGAGTGAATCTTGGGCGCGCAGCCACCTTGTGACCATCTCGGCGAAGGTTATGGTCGGAGAGTATAGACTCGAAAGATGGTAGGAACGCACCCCCGGCTCCCCCTTGGCCGTGGCCTTCCATTTGCCCTTCTTCAGCATTCGCAGCTTTTGGGCGTCCGTGATCTTTCCGCCGCAGAGTTGGCAGACATAGGTGGTCTCTGCCTTGATCAAGTGCCAATCGAAACCACCGTCTTCGAGGCGGGCCTCCTCGGGGAATTGCACGTTGTAGAAGATCGGCGCGGCTTTCGGCGGGCGGTCTTTCGTCTTCCCTCGACGCCACTCGAACGGGATGAACTCGTTGCAATGCGGGCAGGGCATGACGTACTTTCTCTGGTCGCCCATCATATACTCGGCCCAGATGCCGTTCTCCTCGATGGGGGTGGAGGAAAGCCAAGTCTTCGAGGATCGTCTCCCCTTCGTCCTGTCCATCACGTCGCGGATGATCGCCCCCTCGATGATGTCGAGTTCATCAACGACGAGATAGCTGGCCGGGAAGTTCCTGACGTTCCGCCGGGATCCGCCCCCAATCATGTTCAAGGAGCATCGGTCGAACTCGATGTGAAGGGCCGCGGCACGGTCGCGGTCGATCTTGCCGTCGAGAGTCTTGGGAAGGTGTCGGGCGATGACCTCGGAGTCCTCGCAGAAAGGAATGAAGCGGTCGTTCGCGAATGCCCGCGCTTGCTTCTCGTTCGCCCAGACCCAAAGGATCGGGCCGGGACTCCGGTCGATGACCCATCCGAGTCCGATGTAAATGGTCGTGGTCTTGCCGGTCTGGGATCCCCAACACATCGCCACC